TTCCTTTTCCCACTTGCGTTTGAACAGGGAAAACACACTTGAGGAATACTTCCGTGAGTAGGCCACGTCATTGTGGAACAACTCTCTATAAGAAGCAGAACCGTAGTGATAGATAAACGATTTGCGGGCTATGACTGTTTTCCACCCGCCCAGCTTAATCCGCATACAGATGTCGTTATCCTCGCCACCACCCATCTTGAATTGCTCATCGAATAGCCCTATCTGGGTAAGTGCATCTCTCCGAAAGAACATACAAACGCCCGATACCTCATCACACCAACTGTACTCATCGCCCTGGTTATGGTCGACGTGCTGAAGTCCTTGCGTCTCTGAGAATGTGGGAGCTACCAGCCCAACCTTCTCATCCTTAAACGCCTTGAGCATCTCAGTCATCCAGTTTGGCGTAGCAACGGTGTCCAGGTTTAACACCATGATATACTCGCCCTTAGCCTCTGCGATGCCTCTGTTGACAGTCCTGGGGAATCCTAGAGCTATCTCGTTATGCAGGACGGTTGCCCTGTACTGTTTCAGGAAGTCGAACTCGCCCCTCGCTATGCCATCGCAGACCAGGATTAGCTCGTACTTCTCAGGCGTGTAGGCGGCTATACTGTCAAGGCACACCCTAAGAAGGTCTGGCCTAAACCTGATTGGTATGATTATTGAGACTAAGCCTTCTTGCATAGAATCACCTTTATGTCCGCAATCACATTCCAGAAGTGCCTCATGGCAAATTCCAGGTCATCTTTAGGGAATCCCCTGAACTCCTCCTCTATGACATAGGACACATCTTCAAGAATGAAATCGGCGTGTATCGGGTAGTGCTCAAGGTTGTTATCCTTGAGGTACTTCTTTGTGTAATAGAGAAAGGTCGCTTCCGAGATTGTTCTTTTATGAGTGGGGTCTTGCCACGCTCTTACCGATGTATAGTAAGGGGCTACGAAGGTGACCTTGCCGCCGACTTTTAATATCCTATAGACCTCGTTCATAAACATTATCAGGTCTGAAGTGTGCTCAATATAATGACGGCAAAATATCTCGTCTATGGAGTTATCCTCGAAAGGCCACGGATACTTCTCTAAATCCCAACACACATCTGCTTGCGTGCCAACCAGGGTGATGTCTACTCCCAGATAGCCTGCGAGCTTATTGTTGCCGCACGCCAAATCCAGTCTCTTAATCGCACCCTCCTGAGATAAAGTTGAACTCTCCATTCTCTATCCCCTCCAATGACTTATCGTAGATATGGGTGTTGATAATATCTCTCTGCTGGAATGTACCCTTTAGCGGTTGTATTCTGAATTGATGAGCGATAAACCCGAACCCCAATTCCCTCAGTATCGGGTAGGTCGAGGCGGTCATCTGGAATCCAGGTGCTCGGAAGCCGAACCGCTTGGGCAAATACGGTCTGAGAGCTTTCAATCCTTTCAAGATATATTCCCTCTGGTTAGCCCTCTCGCACTCTGGCGGGTAGGTATGCTCCCAGCCGTGGACGCCGACCTCTATCCAATCCCTCTTGAGGTACTTACCCGCATCCTTGCCCCTGACGAAGCAGTTGACTTTCAAGGCGGGAACCTTCTCCCTTAGTCTTTCCAGCTTGTAGAACTCCGCCTCGTTCACGTCATCACAAATCAGGAAGGTCACTAAACCCCCATCCTGATTTTAACCTTGTCAATAAACCTCACCCTGTACTGTATTCCAGGCGTGGAGTCTGCGGGATCGAGTGCCTTCAAGTCTACGGAACTTAACGAGATACTAGACTTTGCTTTTATCTCTATCACCCTCAGCATAGCCTCGTCTGTGACTTCCGTATTATGTGGGTCATACTTGGTAGTGAATGTCTCTGCGTCGACTACTGTCAATTCCTCGATGTCTTTCTGGTCGGGCATTTTATCCAGTTCCTTGTCATCCACTAAGACGACCAGCCAGCATATTCCTGTTTCTAACTCGTCACAGTAAATATGCTCTAGGCAATTTACCCCCAAGAATCCTTCGGGGTAAATCATCTTGCCCTTCTCATCTGACCTCACCCTGATTTTTAGCAGTTTCATGTTTCCTCCTTAGATATACCGATTTATTTCAGCCTTAAGGACTTTGTATTTATTGATAAGTTCAACGTTTGCCTGATAATAGCGTTGGTTATATTCTCTATGAGAGTCCATTTTCAAATGAACCGGTTCCTATAGGTGATTTTGAGTGTACCCAGGTTGGTGCCATGCCCCGTCACCTTTATGTCATTTGCGCCGGGGCCTAATCTTGGGAATTTGCCAGTCACGGTAGCCATGCTCGCAGTGCCCGTTTTCTTGACCAGCCAGGTTGTCGAATCCACTTCCAGCGTATCTGTAATGAGCAATGCCCCAGTCCATACCAGTGCCTCAGCCGATGAGACGTTCTCTATCGTGAGTGAGGTCGCCACGGTAGCCCCTGAGAATAGGTAGACCGGCTCAATAGTCGCGTTCCCGCCTGTGGTTTCAACCACGGTGCAGGGTGAAGCAGTAATAGGGGTATGAGAAGTTGCGACCTCTGAGACATCGTAAGCTCGTGCATCCGGGCAGTAGAAACTGAGTAAGCCCCTCCATGCACCGGGCGACACCAATCCCCCAGACATATCCCGGAAGTGAGCCAGCCAGTAGCGGTCTGTCAACGCGGTAAGGGATAGTTTGCACGGCTCCTCTTCGTTGAGCATACCCCGCACAATGGATAACAATGCGTGTATATCTGTATAGACGGCTGTTGTTGCAATCAGGACTTCCAGTTCTATACTGCGAGGCTGTTGCTTCCCCTTCCAGGTATAAGCCTTTTCCTGTAGTTGCGCGGCATCTATACCATATTGCAGACTATCCTTATCAGCACGTAGGACTGTGACGCCATAGTTGGCTAATGGTATCGAGTTGAAACTAACTCCGGCCATAAGCGAACCCCCTCAGTCTTTCCAGTCTGTATAATTCCTGGGCAATACGTTCCACATCTGCCTGTTCCCGCACGACCAGGGAGGCTATATTGAAGTTGTTGGTATTGGTTATGTTGCTTGCTCCTCCGGCACCCACGGGAGTTATTATCTCTCCACCGTGCACCATTGCCAGGGAAGGAATACCGATGGGGCCAGGGACGATACCGCCTTTTGCGTATGACATGAATCCCCCGCCTATACCTGCCGCTTGATTGACTACCATTTCAACAACATCTGCGGCAGTCATAACGTGTCCCGACGGCGCTACCATTCCAATCCAGTTTGAATAAGATGCTGCTATAGTGCCAGCATCAGTAGGGGTTACAGATGGCGCATAGGGCGTTCCTAACATTGCCGCAGTCTGTGTGGCTGCTCCTATTTCCTGCAATACAGATTGCGCAGTTGTACTTAATTGCGCTGGCATTTGGCTCCCTATATCCGCGAGTTGCGCTTGCGATAGGTTGTTGAGGGAGGCTTGCGCCTCGGCAAGTCCCCAGGTAGCAGTCGTAGCATCAACCAGAGCACCCATAAGAATGGCTAACTGAATAGCACTTTCCCCGAACATAAGATTCATCGGATCGGTAGTGGCTAATAGATTACCGATTGCGAGATTGATCTGTTCTACTGATAACTTTGCAGCACTCGCAGGCGTTAGAAATTCCAAAACACTTATCCCGAGTGTATTGATAGCCCCTGTGGTATCCCCGGCCTTAATCCCTGCATCTGCTAACTTTGTACCTACCTCATCTAGCCCCATGCCCATCGAGTGTGCTTTGAGTATCACGGAATCATAGGTAGTACCGAGTATTCCTAATATGGAATTTTCAAACTGAGATTGTGTGATTATATCAGCTATACTGGCGCCATACTCTTTCGAGTATTGAGTGAGGTTGCCCAGTTCCCCTGCATAGATTCTAGCTAACCCAATGGCATCGCCTTCGACCACATTGTTTTCGGCCATCTTCCGGGATATTTCGTCTACGGCGATACCCCTATCCATCAGGGCGTTGAATATATCCTTGTAATCAAGCCCCAGTACCCCGAGTTGGCTATGCTCTAAGGTATACGCATCTTTAAGTTTTACGAGACCGGGGATAAGTTTCTCAATAGCCTCCGAGTAATCATCAAGGTTTTCTCCGGTGGTAACTACTGCGCCCCCAAGTCCCTCAGTGGAATCGGTCAGATTATCTGTTGCCTCTGTTACCTTTTGTGTTTCCTCTTTTAGTGGAGGCATCCCCATCATAAGGCGTCGGGTATTTTCCTTAGCCCTATCAGTAGCCTTAGCGTTATCGTCAAGCGCCTCTGTGGTATCTTCAACAGCGGTTGTGACTTTTGGCAACTCGGTACGGCCAGTTTTCAGGGATTCACACCACGCATAAGTATCATCTACAGCCCCGCGTACCTTATCGGCTGCGCCTTTCATGGCGTTGCCCCAATCCTTATTGAAGAAACCAACAATATCTCCACCCACATCCAGAATAGAGGCAATCACATTGAGGAATGGCCTGATAGCGTAGTCAATTATGGCCTGGATAGATTCGGCAAATGTCTTCTTAATCTCAAACCAGAGGTCGGAGAAGAAGCCTGCAATATGATCCCAGTTCTTCCAGAGAGCAATACCCGCAGCTACCAGTGCAGTAGCCGCTATCACTGCTAACCCTATGGGGCCTGTAGCAACAGTCATCGCCAACCCAAAAGCAGCAAACCCGGTCGCCAGCGTGGGTAGCAATAGCCCCAGCGTCCCCAGGATTAGCAACAGACCGCCTATGGCTACCACGGCTATACCAATGACCTTGGCAAGCTCGGGGTTAGCCTCAATCCATTCTTTGACCTTTGTTATAATAGGCGTGATGAAGTCTATCAGCCCCTTCATTGCAGGTGCGAGCAAACCCCCTACAGTATCCGCCAGTTCCCCCATGCTAATCTTCAGGGCTTCCATCTGACCTTGTAGTGTCTTGGAGTAGGCTTCGGATTGACCAGCGAAGGCTTGGCGAGCTAATGCCCACTTTTCCTCTTCGGTTGCGGCGTCCTTAATTGCCGGGACGAATACTTGTAGCCCACGCCAATTACCAGCCAGCGCCATACTTACTGCTTGAGATGCCGAAGCAAGGTCTACCCCCTTGCCCCTGGCGATGTCCATTGCCATACCCATCAATTCCTGCGCCTTGGCTACATCATGTGTGCCCAGGATAAGGCGGGATAGAGAGTCGCGCTGTTCCTCATCGGAGAAACCCAGTTTGAGTTGACTGGCAATCACACTTTCTATAGATTGCTTCCGGTCATCATAACTGAGCCCCATATTCGCCATAGCCTGACGGAGTTTGGAGATAGACTGTTCTTCTTCGGCGTACGATTTTATGGCTAAAGCGGCAGCACCAAGTATGGCTCCGCCTATGGCAACGGCAACGATAGAGACCTTCTTTAATGCCTCGGCTTTTGCTTTGCCCAACTGTTCGAAATACTTCTCGCAGTCAGCCGCCTCTTGCTTTGCTGTTGCCACCAGCTTGTCAGAGGCGGTTTTCATCTGTGTCTGGGCGTCGCTAAGTCCTTTAGTAAGTCCAGAAGAATCAACGCCCAGCTTCAGAAGGGCATCGCCGATTGTCAACGCCATTTACTGTACCACCTTAATTTTATTACCCAGTTGCTCAAATAGTTGTTTGTCTGTTACCACGGTATCAGTCGTTCTCCCCGTATTCGTCCCATTAGACATGGCCTCGTTGATTGCCTTATGCCGTGTGTTAAGTTTCTCTATCATCAAGCCCAGCAATTCGTCAGTCCAGTTCTCCGCTATGTATACCGGGTCAAGCCGCCATTCGGTCAAGAGAAACTCGAAGGTCTCTCCCAGACTTACCTTTTCAACGCTCCGGCCAGACTGCCCAATAAAGGGAAGGCCACCGCCATAACCTGTTCTATCGCCTTCGCCAGTTCTACCTCTGTCGCGGTGGACTCTATTTCCTCCCGGTTCAAAGTCTTGGCATAGGCAAAGAACAGGTCGGTTGTCTGGTCTGGCATATCGACCAGCATAGCTGTGATGGCACGGTCGAACCCCGTGGCATCGTCTGTTGTGGTTTTAGCGTAGGCGGGCAGCCTACCAAATAGACTAGCTGCCCGCTTGCGCCATTCTCTCGCGTCCTTAATTACCAGCAATGGAATGTTGTATTCCTTGCCGGCCAGAATTACCGTGATCGGTGACTTGAACACCTTATCTTCTTCTGTGCGTTCCACGATCCCTCCTTTTTTATCTAGGTACTACCACCTGGTCAGCGAAACTTGCCAGCACTCCCGTAGCTGTTGAGGTCACAGAACCCAACGCGTAAAACAGGCGTAGTGCCTTACCAACAGTTATGGCAACTCCTGTCACCGTTAGGGTTATAGTGGAACCAGCGACTGAGGCACCACTAAAGTATCTGGTTGTAGGAGCAAAATCCGCCTCCGTAAACCAGAACTCGCTCGCTGTTGTTATACCCCCAACCCCTATTACTGCCGCCATCGGAGTGCTAAAAAGGGCATCAATAGTCAATCCATTTGCCGCACTCTTTGTTGAAGCACCCACTACTAATGTGGGAGGGACTGCTCCAGCATCATACTTTGTACCAAACACTCCGGCATCCGAAACGAGTGCAGAGAACGTCATCGGCACTACCGATACATCCCCTTTCTTATAAGGGGTGGTAACTTCGCCAGTCGGGTTGACGTTGTTCAGGATGATTACACGTTCTTTCCCAGCCGGATTAAGACCTCTTAGGGTTAGTCGGTGTGCCTGTAATGTTCCGCCGCCGATTGTAGTAATGGCTCCGGTTGTGGCTACAGCACCCGGAATGGCTGCGGTTAAATTAGCCAGTGTGCCTTCTGCAACATTCAGGGTTACATCAACTTCCTGGTCGGTTAGTCTCCGTATAAGCGTCCCGTTCTGTTCTTCGACCTTAATGTTCGCCATCGTACTACGGACTGACATGGATACCCCATCCACGGTGAACCCAATGACTCTAGCAAGTATGCCAACGCCCAAGGTGATCTCAGCATCACCCACTAATACATTCGCAGTTGTACCCATAATTAACCTCCACTTTTATTACTAGGCATCAGTTACCGTTCCAAATACACCGACACTACTCGCCAGTGCCGAGAACGTGACCGGAAGAACTGATATTTCTCCCTTTTTGTATGGTATACCAACTTCTCCAGTCGGATTTACAGAAGGGATTGCTATGGTACGAGTACCACCCGCTGGGTCGAGTCCTACAACCGACAGGGTAAACTCCTGCAATAATGAACTGCCTGCATACCCGCCGCCAATCGTGACTACTGTTCCGCCGACGTTGATTGCACTCCCTGGAATAGCGGCGACCATATTCTTTAGTGTACCTTCTGCGAATGTAAAGGTAATGTCAACTTCCTGGTCAGTCAGCCTGCGGATGATAGTCCCCACCACCTCTTCGACCTTGATATTCGCCATCGTAGACCTCACGGACATTGTTACGCCATCCACTGTGAAGAACGTAGCAATGGTATTCGTGGGCGCTGTCATTTCCTTCAATCCACCTGACATCAGTGCTTTGGTGGTAATAGTTACCGCTGCCACTCCTACAAGTACATTAGCTGTTGTTCCCATTTATTAAGCCTCCTCTTAAATTTTTACCATGATATTGAAAAAGGTTAGCACCCTGAAATAGTTTGGAATATCGTTGGCGTTTTGCCCCGGGTTATCCATCAGGTCTTGCCCCTGTACCTCCTCAATGGCGCTTTCGATATAATAGGTTATCCCCAAAATGGTTACGGCTATGTGTTGAATCCCCTGGAGCGCATCGTAGAGCTTGCGATATACATTCCGTGCCGTAATGGGGTTGTCCGCCCAGCAATCGAATTGAACGCTCGGCACTGGTAGGTCGGGGATATACGGCGATGAAGCTCCGCCCCGGGTGAAGAACCCTATAGCAGGCAGGACTGCATTCTCCGGTAAGCGTGGGGCATATATCCTAGTGCCCACCACAGCCACCAGGCCTGCGTTGGCTGCCAGGTACGCACGGATAATAGAGTTAGTATCGGCTAAACTCATTTCAAGTGCTCCTTGACCTTCTCAGCGAACTTTTCCAGTGTGAAGTTTTTATCTAAGGCTGGTTTGAAGTAGGGGCGTGCTCTCATCTTCCATGTTCCTGTTTCCAGGTAACCGCCATACCCGCTTGTTGAGTAGACCGCCCCTGACAAATCCTCTTTCGCAAACTCACCACCCGGCCCGACTTCATAAGCGATTGACCTCGCATTGTTGCCAGTTAGCCAGGGTGATCCTTTCACGGTGTCACCTGCAACCTCCACCACTGTATCCCGCATGGCTAATCTATTAGCCGCAATCACGGCATTGGTTAGCTCAGGTATCTTGAGGTTCAGTTTTATGGAAGCCTCAAACCTCACCGAACCGTCCTCATTAAACATTCGACATGGTGATTCCCTAACGCGTCTTGTCTGTCTGCGGCGGAAATAACCTCATAGGTTGCCCCGGTGTCCAGGATTACCCTATCCTGTTCGGTAATGTCCACATCGCCCAGGAATAGTTGGAGGTCAGCCAGTACCACTTCGGCTCCGAGCTTGACCTCACGGTTCTTGGGGGTAGACCATCGACACGGCTCGTCATCGTGAAGCAAATTCCAGGTCTTGACGGGATTCCCGTATGCGTCCTGTGCTCCTGCGGCGAACCTATAAATATCGCACTCGTTTATCAGTAGCGAATCATAACTCACCTAATCGTCCTCCACCACGTTTATCTCTGCCCACGCCATAGCGGGTACATTGACAGCCCCTGCCCTCAGATTAGCAGCCAAAGCAAGCATTTTATTGACGATGCTTTGAGTGTACGCATAGTCTCCAATCTTCTCACTATCGGCATTGGCTCCGTACTGGGACGCCCATGCCTCAAGCGCCGCAGCCGCCCCTAGATTCACAGAGCCTTCAGCGGTGATAAAATACTGCAATTCCTCATCGGTGAATACGGGGTCGGCTATGGTTTTGTCGCCTATCAAGAGCCGGACTTTGCCCACATCATTTGTAATATCGTAGGTAACTGTCATAGCACCTTCTTCCTCATAATCCGTAGCCATGCCTGCCGTGCTACGCCCAATCTCTTTATACCCATGCGGGCTACTGTCATTCTCTCTACCCCCATACGGGCAACCCCAACGGCTAACCTAACCAGCCAGGTCATAATTCCCGATAGGCTTCCTGCCATCGCAACAGTACCGCCGCCTACGGCCAACTTCGCAGTCAGGAATAATGTGTTTAGAACCCCCGCTATAGCGACAGCACCCATGCCTACGGCTATACTGATTTTCCGCCCTAGACTACCGCTCGAAGTAAGAACCCCGCCGACCCTTATCTTGATTAGCCTGCCGAGTGTTGCGCCAGAGGCTACGGCACCAGCGCCAACAGCCTTGAAGTGAGTCAGTATATTAGAGAGAGTGCCTGCCATCGTTATAGCACCTGAACCTACGGACACGAAAGCGGTCTTGAGAGTGGATAAAACGCCAGCCATTGTAACCGCGCCCGCACCAACAGCCTTGAATTGGGTAAGTAAACGGCTGAGAGTGCCTGCCATCGTAGTTGCACCCTTACCTACACCAATCTTGATTAACCTACCGAGAACACCTGCCATCGTCACCGCACCACTACCAACAACCTTGAATTGCTTATATACACGGCTGAGTGTTCCCGCCATTGTCACCGCCCCTGCACCTACACCAATCTTGATTAACCTACCGAGAACGCCAGCCATTGTAACCGCGCCCGCACCAACAGCCTTGAAAGCGGTCTTGAGACGAGATAGGATTCCCGCCATAGTAATTGCACCCGCCCCGGTTGTAATGTAAATCTTTCGTCCCAGGATACCCGCGGAAGTCAAGGCTCCTGATAGGCTGATTGATATTTTGCGTCCTAAAGTCCCGGCGATGGTTATTGCACCCGTGCCAACATTCTGAAAGAATAGACCGACGCCAATAAAAACGGTTGACAGTATTCCAGCCGAGGTAAGAGCCCCACCCACAGCAATCTTAGTTAAGCGTCCCAGGATACCATTTGAGGTTAAGGCACCGCCAACGGTTATTTTAATGAGTCTATCCAGCAAGGCGCTTGAAGTCACTGCCCCGCCGATTGCTAATTTGATTAAGCGATTTACACTTCCGCTTGAGGTTAGCACACCTCCTATCGACAGAGAGATTTTCCTTCCCACGCTCCCTGCGATAGTTACCGCTCCGAGTCCGACATTCTGAAAGAACTGCCCGACGCCGACAGGGACACGGGCTAGAGTACCAGCGGAATCAAGTAATCCGCCGATGGCGATTTTGATTAACCTGCCGAGAGTTCCTACCGAAGTAACTACGCCGCTCAAGCTGATTTTCGTGAGGCGGTTAAGACTTCCTGCCATGCCAACGGCACCCGCGCCTACAGCAAGGAAAATAAGAAGTAGAGAAGTGAGCGTTCCTGCTATGCTGACCGCACCACCGATGGCTATTTTAATAACCCGTCCGAGACTTCCGCTAGAAGTTAAAACCCCACCAACCGCTATCTTGGTTGTGCGACCTAGTGCACCTGCCGAGGTCAGCGCCCCGCCGATGACTAGCTTTGTCAATCTCCCGAGAGTTCCTGCTGAAGTTAGTACCCCACCAATGGCGATCTTGATTTTCCGTCCTAGACTCCCTGCCATAGTTACCGCCCCAGTTCCTATAGCGATAAGTGCTTTTCTGCCAAGTACACCCGCCATCGTAGTTGCACCCACGCCAACAGCTATAAGTGCTTTTCTGCCTAGTGTTCCCGCGGAGGTAAGTACCCCACCAATGGCTATCTTGGTTATCCGCCCTAAAGTACCTGCTAAAGCCACGGCACCACTACCAACAGCCTTGAATTGCGTGAGTAGGTTACCGAGGATACCAGTCATTGTCACCCCACCACTACCTACGGCCTTGAATTGCGTTAGTAGGTTACTGAGTACACCAGTCATAGTCACTGCGCCCGAACCTACGGACATGAAGGCAGTCTTAAGGGTAGACAGGACGCCCGCTATAGCAATCGTTCCTGCACCAAGAGTTCTAAATGTCTTCCTGCCAAGTGTTCCGGCTGAAGTTAATGCCCCGCCGCAGACTTGGTAAAATGTCCCCGCTTCTATAATAGGGGTCTTGGTAGGTCGGGGCGGTCGGGGTGGCGGTGGTCTCCAGATAGGCATTTTATACTCCTAGCAAACTTCTTCAAATACGACTGTGCTAGTCCAGCCTAACAAAGTGGCAGGGTCGGCCAAAAATCTAACCACGAAAGCCATTGCTCCCGCAACAACAGGCCTCTCCTCTGGAGTTGGTATCCAGAGATACCCATTCAGAGCATTAAAAGCGAAATCGTGGAAATCCACATATGTTGGAGTAGCATCTGCCGAGCCAGTAATACCGCACTTGCCAGCAGCCAATGTACCTGCTACTCCCGCAATAATTGCAGCTGGTCCTCCAGAGCATAAAGGACTGGGTGTAACAGTGGCTACGGTCAAGTTCCCACCCGTTCTCCACGATAACGCCCCTCTTACCATCGCTGATGTTGCATTCTCATCTTGCCCAATCTCTACTCTGTATATCTTGATTAGAGATCCAGCAGCTTGAGGCGCAGCGACAGGGTAAATACCCTGCAGAACATTGACTGCCGTTATCATTGTTGCGTGTGGTGCTACGATTGAGAACATTTTCCCCATGTTGTCCTCCTTTTAATGCGCTAAGACCGAATGTGTAGAGCTTAATAAAACATTGATATATCTCTGTGCATGAGACTTCCCTATTTCACTGCCTCTTTTAATCTCACCCAGTTTTGGCATAGTTGGTTCTCCTAGTGAGCAAGTATGTGTGGATAATAAGAACCCTTTGGAAACCTTCCGAAAAATACCCTGTCATCCCATTCAACCCCATAAGGGCTAGTTGACGGGCTTGCGAATGAGTTGGAGATTGTTGAGCTGAAACCTGTGTGAAGATAGATTTTGTCCGAGGTAGAATCGGCACTTAATACATTAGCACCGTCCCAGGAAATACTCCGAGGGTAATTTGATGGGCTTGAGAAGGAGTTAGATATTGTCGAACTGAAACCTGTGTGAAGATAGATTTTGTCCGAGGTATTGTCGCAACTTAATACATTAGTGCCATCCCAGGAGACCCCTGTAGGGTAAGTTGATGGGCTTGAGAAGGAGTTAGAAATTGTTGAGCTGAAACCAGAGTGGCGATAGATTTTGTCCGAGGTATAATCGCAACTTAATAAATTAGCTCCATCCCAGGAGACCCCTGTAGGTGTAGTTGACGGGCTTGCGAATGAGTTGGAGATTGTTGAGCTGAAACCTGTGTGGAGATAGATTTTGATCGAGGTATCATCGTCACTTAATACATTAGTGCCATCCCAGGACAGCCCAGCTGGTAAATCTGACGGACTTGAGAAGGAGTTAGATATTGTCGAACTGAAACCTGTGTGAAGATAGATTAGGTCCGAGCCATAATCGCAACTTAATAAGTTAGCCATAGTTCACCATTAGGTCGTTGCAAATTAACGATAGTCATAGTGTTACTCACAAAGGAGGGGGGAACGATCCCCCCTCCTTATTTTCTGTTCTATTCCTTCTGCGGGAACCTACCCACCCGAAGTGAAGGCTCTAGTAATTTGCTCTACATCATTTGCAACTATATTACCCTCCGCTAGTGAAGGAAATCGTGAACGTAAATTCTATGGCATTAGTAGCTACGACGTTTATTGCGGCGAATTTAGTCCTATCCATCAAACGTCCGCCTGTCACCGGAGGGCCGCCAGCGCCTGCCGTGTTGAACAGGCCGTGCTCAGTGATAGCAAAACCCCCGGTATAGGTGATGGTGGCAACAGACTTATAGACTTTAGCAGTCCCTTCTATCTGTGTACCTACCACACGGGCATCCTCTCTCGGCGTGCCAAGAGCGTCGTCTGTTGGGTCTTCCGCACCGACTCCCTCGCCCGAATGATGGTACTTATAGGTTGAGAAGGCTGCTACCGAGGACTGTAAGGTGTCTACTATGTCCTCGCAGAAGTCGTCGGTGACCTGCTTATCATGTACCACCCGTCTGGCTTTTCCATCGGGTATCCATAACCCGGGTCGGGATTTGCTCAATTCCTCTAAGGGCACGCCCCCGGCCAGCAATAGCCGACCTTCACGATTCAGTACTTTCTTTTGCGCTATCAGCAGCGTGTGGGCGTGTACCGCTCCGCCGCCGAAGGCACTAGCCAGTTTATCTTTGAACCAACTCATGTTTGCCTCCATTTTTATGTAATTACTTGAAACCAGTTTGTTCCGTCAGCCGTTTCAAATCTTTTGCCTGTATTGCTTTCCATAAAGATGCTTCCGATTGGAACACCTACAGGTTTTACATCTGTCGATAATCCATAATAGTAGTTGTACCAATCTACCGGCCCTTTTCTTTCCGTTATTGCCATATTGCACCTCTTAATAATAGAGAGGGGTGTTTAACCCCTCTCTATTACTTCGCTATTTAGACTGCGGAAAGTTGTCCATAAGTGGCTCTCCACTCAAGTTTGCTGCATCCAAAGACCTCTCTCACACGGTAGAACACATTGTCGGTAGCGAAGTCGCCAGCCATCGGGCTGATTTCACCACCACCGATGTTCACCTTGTCAGACGCCTTCATGCAGATTTCGGGTCTCTCATGCCCAACCAGGTAGTCGCACTCCAGAGCCGCGATGTCCTTCGGGTCTGCAAACAAGAACCAGCTCAGAAGTGCATTAGGAGCAAAGACGGGAATGTACGGGTCAACTATGAGTTGTAAGCCGTACTGAGAGATGACGTTGTTCGTTGGCATGGGGAAGATCGTAGCAGGCCCAGCCGCCGCTAACGTCACATGGTCAAGCCACATCTTTGTTGCCGAGGTCAGGATTTGTCGCGCTGTGAACTCAAGTCCGGGGCCAACCACCAGGTACTTTGCCCTGTTCATTATCGGCTCGCCATTGACATCCGTGAAAGCAGCCATAGCCTCGCAGGTGTTCTCAAGGTTCTGGATTGTCAAGGGCAATGCACCCAGGTTGATTACATCGCCGACGGTTGAGTCATACAGGAAGCCGGCAGCGTGCGTGCTATCAGCAATAGCGTCTGCTACGTAAGTTCCAGTTACTAGTCGATGCTCTGTCCTTACCGCAGCGCGGGCGAACCTCTCCGGGGTATCCTTCAGTGCGCCCAGGTCGTCGTTGATCAGGGCTTCCCAGGAGATGTCAAACTGCCTTCCGTACTTTTTAACGGAAACAGGATAACGTTTCTCGTCACGCTCACTAGCCAGGTACTCGCCTTTTTCTCCGACTTCCGCGAGGTGCTGATCGCCGCCGGTGATGCCGAATCTATACCCGCCCACCTGGGGGAAGATTCTGGGCACCGTGCCCATGCGCACAAACGCCTTCCATACAGGGTCAACGGCCTTGTAGGACGCTAACACCTGTCTGTCCAGCACGTCGCCGAACAGATAGGGGAAGTCGCTTGTGGTCAGTGCCTCACGCATTAGATACTCATGCTTGTGAGGCGGGAGTCCCTTCGCGTTGGTTAGCAGGTCGATTGTTTCCTTCAATCTCTGCTCATATCCTTCGGGTCTTTTAATGTCAGATAGGGTGGTATAACCATTCCAATCTTCCATGAGTTTCATGAATTCCATTTAGGTTACCTCCTGATTTATTTTGGGTAACAAAAAACCCGCTTTTTAGGGCGGGTTTCCTGCTATGTCTTATTTGGTTTACTTTCTGGGTTCCACTTCCACCACTGCCGCCTCTGTTAGACGGGTTACAAGTTCAACATCGTTCCGGTTGAACCCCTTAAAGGTGTCCACGGCTTTCTTAATCCTCTGGTATTCATCCTCCTCTACTAGGATTTCGTCATCCTTGCAGTTCTCCAGCTTCATAGCCAGCATATTCTGCTTGACCAATTCAGCACCGGATAGTTGCAGCTCACGATTGAACATCAGATTCAGAATCGAATCCTTGACGTGGTATGGAGCGGTAATGTCAACCAGTTTGCCATCACCGCCCTTTACTGTACCACTAACCATGTAATCCTTTAGGTTTAACGTGCGCATTGCCTCTCCTTTTTATTTACTTTAGTTTCTAAAAGTGTTGACGTAGAGAACGCCATTGTAGCCTGAACCATTGACAACGATCAGGGCGATGGCGCCGCCAACCACGCCGGACTTATTCCCGATGCTATGGCCGCAGATACTCTCGTCCGCCGCATAGAATATGGCGGTGTTGCCTGAACCAGCTATGTTCCCGCCAATTCCAAAGGCGTAGACGTTCGCCGGTTGAGCAGTCATGATGCACTCTGCTTTCAGCCCATAGATCGCGGTTGCCGTTGCATAGTCCACGACGGCCCCAGCGTAGATGCCGTTGTTCTGGGCTACCATTTCGTATTTCCCAGCAGGCGCATCGAAGGTCGTAGCCAGGTTGAGCCAGATACCGCCGCCGTAGACCCAGTTACCAGTCTGGACACCACCTGCGGTAGCATCGAAGTAGCAGGCAATACCCACATCGTTAGTGCCCGCTCCGGCTGTGGCCTTAATCTGTAATGCCGAACTGCCAGCCGGAACCGCATCGTTAGTGAGTAGCAGAGTATCAACGCCCGCGTTGATAATACTCGGCCCCCAAACTAAGTTGCAATCCAGGCTGTCACCAAAGTAGAACTCCTCAAGGTCGCGTACCCAGTTGTCAACAGGAGACCAATGCACCTTGACAGCGATTCTCTCTATGTTGCCCGGGGTAGCAATGATTCCCAGGGCATACCCGAATGGGACTTGAGTAGCTCCGGTAGCGATCTTACTGACTACGGCGGTTACGTTGTTAATGTAAAGCACATCTCCGCCGCCTACTGCGATATTGCCTCCATCATCGGCGGCGACAACATCTACAACCCAGATGCCCTCTGTGTCGATGGCTACCAGGTCGGTTGCAGCCTCGGCGGATGTAAAGGCTATCCCAACTCCGTGCCCTTCCGTAACGTCAAAGACTACGGGATTGCCTTTGTCGACGAACCCGCCGACATTGCCCGCTTTGTGAATTAACTCACTCTCTAGAAGAGTGACGTGTCTACCCTCATAAGTAGACGAAATCTCGTCGCCTTCTGCTAAGGCGTCTGCGACTGGGTATACTCCGAATGCTGGCATTTATTTACCTCCTGATTTATTTTCTGTTACCACTACGGCCCGAATATCCACCACATCCACCACGGGCCGCCCCAATGTACCTTGACGGCAATTATCGCAGGGTTTGGTAATGGATCGCCTCCCCCGTCTACCAACTCGTCAATAGACTGGAGTGCATACCCAAATACCGACCCAACACTAGGGTCTTCTGTGATAGTACCGTCCCACCAGTCAATAAACAGCGTTTGTCCTACATACACAGGCCCGAATAGGTCGCTCGTGTTTATCACCATGAGACGCCAGATGCCTTCTGTATCAATCGGTACGACCTCAGTGACTGCCGTGGCTGTTTTCAGTGCAACCCCAACCCCGTCAAAGAAACACACCGGGTCGCCCTTGCGAACAAAGTCATCGCCGTTGGCGTCGGTGTTGTCGGGGTGGATTAAGTTTTCCTCCATCACCATTACGTGACGCCCCTCATAGGTTGAGGAGATTTCTTCTCCCTCTTGCCCGTAGGGGTTGTAATAGGGTTCTAGAGGGCTTCTGCCTGCTATTGGTCCTCCGTTCATCGCACACCTCCGCCCCTGAGTTTCATGGCCTGCAATGTCTTTGTTCTATTCTCAGTCAAGGCTGTGCGTTTGTCAGGGTATGGGCATTCCTCAAGAGTACATTCCCTCGGAACGCCAATGTATTTACTGACCTTCAGGCTGTCGCACCGTATCATGCGGCAAAAGTTCCATTGCCTTGTGGATAGTTTCATAGACTACCTCCCTGCTACCGCCGTCTCAGCCTGTGCGTCATTCATTCCTAAGCGCATAAATGACTCTTTGAGCGCCTTCCTATCGGCGTCGGGATCGGACTTGGTTGCACCCATGCCCTTGACCTTCCCTGTTTCTTTCAAGGCGTTCACATAGTCGATCTCAGCCTTGATTGCCTCAGTAATGCCCTCGGCAACCTCAACCCCAGCGAACTTCTCGGCAATCCTCTTCTTGGCAGCTTCCGGCAGTTCTGATTTGCTTATGGCTTCGTCGATTACAGACTTGGCTTCAGCTATTCTTTGTGCCTTCTCCGCCAGGGTGATCTTACCCTTCAGCTCGCTTAACTCTGTGGTCAATGTGGCATTGCTGGTTTCAAGTTCCTTAACCTTTTCGTCTTGTTCCATGTGCCTTTTAACCTCCAATTTATATTTTGTCTCTACTTCACTTTCAATAAGTTTTACCAGGTCGGCACGCCTCTCCTTGAGGGTGTCCAGGTTCACCAAGTCCACATCCAGGGTAGACTCGGCCTCGTATAGCCGCACGCCGCCTCCGGCCCCGGCCTCGGTCACAAAGTCAACAGACCTTGCCCTCACTATTCTCTCAATTACATTGGTCTTGACACCATCGATAGTGCCCTTCGAGGCTGTGCCTATTGCATTGATTGATACGCCAATGTCAGCTAACATTCCCTTATCCCTTAATGTGGCAAGCCTTTCCTGCATCCACGGCTCCACCACAACCGCCTCTCCTATTACAGTCCCGGCCTTATCGACATGGACATTCTTGAGGGTTGCTACCCAATCCCGTACTGACCTCTCGGGGCGGTTCTTCTCATCGGCTTCGCTGGGGTGGTCGGCATACATTTTCACGTTTTCAAATACGCCGAAATCCCTACCCAATATCTCAGCCGGGTAATATCTCTCCTTGCTGGTATTGAGTCCGGGCTTGATAACCACGATCTGAGCATTGCCTTTACTGCCAATGGTCGCCTCGGTTAAGGGTATGTAATCCGCTATTACAGTCCTTTGCATATTCGCCTCCATTACCCACTTTGGAATTTCCGTATCTTCAATGCCGAGTTTGCTATACTCGGTTCTTATCTTCCTCTTAACGGCCGGTAAGTCGGCAGAGGTTATAGCCACCTTCTGCCCCCGGAATCCGCCGGGTGATAGAGCCGCTGCCGCCCGCCCCAACTGCGCACGGGTGACTTTCTTTTCCGCGTCTTCCCATAAGCGTAACTTCCAGTCGGAGGGCTTCGAAGCGTCAGGCACATAGGCAAAAGCCTCGGCAGGATATCGCACACCGTCCTCAGTCTTGTAAGCAGCTTGTTCCTTGAGCCACATGAGTATTGCATCGGCTTCCTGCATGGAGGCCGCTAGTTGCTCATCCTGGGGCGTCCCATCGGCTAACAAGGCGCCGCACTCAGCGATAAAAGCCTTAACCCTGCTATCCTCGACCTTGTTCCGTTTACCCGCCTCTTGGATTATCCCGGCATACTTCGCCTGTAGGGACTCGTTCCAGCGGGAATAACATACTGCCGTGCGTTGCTTCTCGTCCGGGAACTCAGTTGCCAAATCACTCATGCAACGCTGCATGAAGTCTCCCTGCTTCTCGTCGGACGCTGGTTTCGTCAATGGCATGGTTGCCTCCTGAAATAGGGTAATAAAAAAAGAACGATAGACAAACTGGTTTCCCAGTGTGCCTATCGTTCTTCGATTTGGCTAGTATGGCTAGTGCAGGTCGGGGATTCCTGCTTTTCTATCTTTCGATAGCGTCCAAACCCTTTCTACCAACTAGCCATATTAAAATCATCTATTCTGTTTGGCGGCATAAATCTGGCGCTATTTGCCGAGCGATTGCAGCAACTTCTGTCGGGCTTGGTATGATCGTCTCATCTTGTGCTTCCATAAAGGTTCCTCCTTAATCTAATTTTATCGTTCTCTCCACTGTTACCAATGTAATCTTCCCAGCTCGTAGTTGCAACTTTAACGAGCCGTAGTCAATCGGCCACTTTATGTTATCGAGTTGCCTCTTAAGTTCGACATCCTGCGGATTGATTATCTCAAGTCTGTCTGTCATTCCTCACCTTTCAGCATCACCGGCGCTAGGGCGCACCTGCAAGATGGATGAGCGGGCGGTCTTTCATGCCCGCTTGAGAATATGTGGTCTATCGGCACAATGCCCTCTGCCTCGTTATCTTCGCATATCTCACAAGGATCGTAAGTTACCCATTCCTTGCCCGTGATCCCCATATCGTCAGCCCTATCCAGAAAGGCTTGCTCGAGGGCGTCGCAAGTCTCTGTGCGGGCTATCATCTCCGACCTAGCCTTGTTCATATCGTCAAAACTATTCCGTATGTCCCTTGCCAGTCCTGGAATACCCCGCTTTTCCTCTATCGCATTGCCGATAACCTCTGCCAGCCGCGCCTTTGTTTCCTCATTCAGCCCTGTAACCAGCGTTGCGCAGTGTTTGGTCGCGTAGTCAATAGCCTCTTGTATGGGCGGGCCCTCGAAGAATATCGGCCTGTTAGTCAGTTTAGTCCTGCCCCATTGTACCATCTGCGCCGAGCCTCTAAGATACGCCGTGGCAACATAGCCGTTTAGCCGTGCCTGTAGACTGTCAGAGAAGGCGGCAAGGATAGGGGCTAGGAAGTTGTCAAGGTCGCTTGCTAAAGTCATTCAGTTTACCCTTCTCCCTATAACCTTTGACAGGGTTTCCCCGTTTCTTATTCTTCCAGTACCCCAGGCTGGATAATTCTCTTTTGAGTACCTTGTAGAGTACCTGGCTTCTGTGTAGGTGTTTTATCTCTCTGGTTAGTTGCTCCAGGTCTACCCTGCTCATTTGCCAATGTTATCATTAGGCGGCTCTTAATGTCAAGTTACTCCACTTTGACGTTGCTATAATAGATCCTCTCCAGCGTGCCCCAGTCAAGCGCCTGATCGAGTGCCCGAAAGTACCTTTGCAGCTCCCGCTTTAGCCCTTCCTCTATTTTTTGATTTGCGGGGTTTTTGAGGGACGCTGGCATCTCCGACTCCAGGAGCTGGACTATCTGGTTCAACTCTTGCAGTATCAATGTCCCCCTTTCCCTTGCAGACGGGACACCTTATCTGGATTAGCCCCGCCTGGTATTCCAGTATCTTTCTCCCCTTGCAGGTCTCGCACCGCATGATTGCCTCCATCATTGGGTGAGAGCGCCGCCCTCAACCCTTTAACTGCTAAGTACAATTTCCCTATTGATTCCTGTTTCGCTAATTCTTCTGGCTGTGGAGGTGTTCCCGGAGGCATCATAATAACCTTGGGTGGGGGTGCTGGCCTGGGATTCGCCTCTATGTCCTCAAGTACCTCGTTCACGTCATCTATCCCGATTGACAAGAGCGCCTGCTGCATCACGTCCTGGCTAGACAGGAACTCGGGGAATACTCCCGCAATCAATGAGATGTTCTGCGCTAAGGCACTTTCGTCCGCGGGTGTAATAGAGGGGAATGCCAGGTCTACATAGCGCCTCTCCTCGGGTATGCCCGCGTGCTCTAGCACCTTGTCAAGTATGTCAATAAATGCGCCTCTCCAGATAGCCTGGTAGGACTGGCACATCTTCATAACGGGTAACTCTACCGTCTTGGCGGTAGCAAGGTTGCCGATTGAAATATCCCCATAGTATTGCTCAGGCCAGCCCGTAGCCGAGCACACCTGAAGTTTAAGCATTCGCCCGTCCTGATACGCTTGTGTGGCTCCGGTCTCTGTTTTTATGGGCTGGGTATCTGAACTGAGGTTCTCCACCAGCCATTGTCCGGCCCCGGCCTCCTCTGCCTCAATCTGCGCCTTTGTAGCATTAACTGTGGACTGTGTGCCTTGCAGTTTAGTGCGCCATGCGAACTTAGACAGCGCCAGCATAATGGCAAGGCGAGCTTTTAGGAATTCCCTGTATGCCTCCATATAGCCGATGGCCGGATAGAGATACGAAATTCCGCGCTGTGTTGCAAAGTCGTTTATGCCCAGATGATAGACTAGAGCTTCTTCGGTTGCTGTGATAGACCTGTTCGTGCTGTCCAGCGTTGCCTCATTCTTCTCATTGCCGAATGCCCTGTAGTATGCCTGTTTAGCCTGACCCTGCTGGTTAGTCCATTCACGGAGGTAGTACCGCACATCGTCAACATCATCGGGGTTGCTGATTATCTGAGTTATCTCTAACGGGTCTATGCGCCGGATGGTTGCCTCACCCGCAGAACCCAGGAATAGGGCAAAGAATATCTCTCCGTCAACCAGTAGTTTCTCGCTCGACTTGTGCTGCCCCCGGGGTGACAATACAACGGCGTTCTGCTGCGCATCCCAGAACAGCGACATAATATCGTGTGCCGGCTCATCATCACACGTCCACGATACGCCAATACCGAAGGCATAGTCAGTCATCAGGTGAACTGACCGGCATCCCAGCGGGTCTTTGATGGCATAGTAGCGAGCCTTGGCGATGGTGGTCTTGCGTTCCTGGTCGGTTATGATCTGACCTACCGTAGACAGGTTAATCCAGCCCTTATCTTCCATGCCCAAAAGAGCCTCAACCTCTGTCTTAGTTTCCCATAGAATCTGATTCCATTTATTCAACATCTGCATTGGTCCTTTGCTTGATCTGCCATTGGAGTAGTTTAATTTGTTTGGTTTGGGCTTCTACCGAAGATTTGAGTTCGAGTATTTGTCTATCCCTGCCATCAATCAACCCCTTCTTGTAACCATCTTTGTAACCTCGTGTGTGTTCTAGCCGATGATCTGAGGCGGTGGTCAGGACTAAATTTTCAATGCGATTATCTGCGCGAACCCCATTTTTGTGATGCACGACTTCCCAAGTGTGGAGACAACGGCCTAGATGCTTCGCCACCACAAGGCGGTGTTCGCCAACATAGCCACGTTTGGCCATAGGGCGGAAAAAGTCATCAGTCAAAACGCGAACCATGACATAGCCGTCTTTTGCTTTATATCTACCACCATTCCAACGGCCATTCTGTTTGCCGCTACGTCCTTTGCTTAGAATAGTTTGGCTAATTTTAATTCGTACTGCCTCTGGCATTTTGCGCCCTATATGACCACAATGTGTACACCTTAGACTACGGAGGCCGCCATGTGTTTTTAAAACCCATCTTCCCTTGCCGCATATTTCACAATGATGATATTGATAGCGGCCATGTCCTTTATGTCCCAATGTCTTAGATGTGGCTATATCCCCTTCTTGAGCCTCAACCTCGCTGGTAGACTCCCGGAAAGCCCTGCGCAGTTCGCTCATTATCGTCATAAGTTTATCCCTCTTAGCAGTTTCATAGAATCGAAGACCCTGATTTCCTCCCTGGGTTGGAGTTCAGGTAGCACAATACTGGCTACGGCGTACCTGGTCGCATCCATCGCGTGATCATTGAACTTAACAGGTTCGTCTAGTGTCCGCCCGTTCTTGTCTTTCTTGCGTTGATAGCCCCGGACTTCCTTAATCGTGTTGACGCTGGACTCCGTGATATTCATGCGGAAGGTGTTGACTGCATCTATCCCGTATTTCACATCCTTGTTTGCCGGGTAGATGTTGAATCCCGCCCTGTGAATCTCCTCTATCCTCTGCGGCTCGGCGGAGTCAGCGTATATGTCCAGCCTGGGCAAGGACTTGAGTTGGGTGATTAGGTCACTGTTTGTCATGTGAGTCTGGTATATGGTTTCCTCGACATATAGCTCCTTTGCCACCACAGCCACCTTAACGAGCACTGTGGGGTTTTCGTAGCCGAAGTCTAGTCCATATACCCGCCTCTGCCATTCACCCGGCATATCGGGCACTATGCGCCAGTTGTGGTATATCAGGTTCTCAAGTTTGCCCCATTCCCCCAAGACATAAACACGGTAATAATTCTCATCCTGATTGATAAGGTCTTCGAGCTGTTGGATATAATCCGGGCTGAGGAAAGGGTTATCATGGTAGGTCGAGTGAATAACCTCCACGTCTTTCTCATTGACTAGCTTCTGCGCTATCCAGCAGTTGCCGTCTGTGGGATTAAGCGAAAGGAATATCTGGTTCCGTTCCCCTTCGCTACATGGCCCCGACAACCTGAGCTTGAGAATCATATAGTCGTCGTATGTGAATTCGTCTGCTTCCTCTAGCCAGAGGTAAGCAAACTCTGTGCTCTTGAGTTTGCTTATCTCGTCAAGTGAGAAGAACCATACTGTGTTATCGCCGTACCTGTAGTTGTGCGGGCTGCTTTTAGTATGGTTGGCCTCGTTATACCCGCCCATCGCTGACAACTCCTGAATAAACAGCGGGTAGGCAGTCATCCTCAGCGCCGGGAAGGTCTTGCGGGTAATGCCAAACACCTTATGGTGCTCAAACATCATCCGGTGTGCAAACAACTCAGCAATCGAGTAGGACTTAGAGCTGCGTGCCCCGCCGATGTTTACTACTGTCTTGGCTTGGCAGTTGAGGTTGCGTTGAAATATCTGTGTTCTTTTGAGCCGTATTTCCGTTAATGATTTCATAGACTATTTTAATTGCTCCGCCGTTCTCTCCACTTATCTCATGTGTATCCTTGACCTTGCCCTCTACTCTATCAAGTCCCTCTCGGATAGCGGTTATGTCGCCCTTGCCCATCTTAGTAAATAGTGCCTTGGCTATCAGCATTGCGCCTGTAGGATAGCAGGGCATCTTCTGCCACTTCTTGAGTATCTTCTCGGGGTTATTCTCTACCAGTTCACGAAGTAGCATGGAGACGCTTTGCGGCTTCTTAGGGCTGCCATTGGGATTGCCACTCTGCCCAGGCACAAATCGCCCCTTTAAGTCTCTGTCTCCCTGTTGTGCAGGATTTCCGTTAGTTACCATGTTCTATCAGTTCGGCTTTCTTGCCCGTGTAATCCAATATATTAGTCCTGATATGTTCTGCTATTGCTTTCATAAGATTCGGGGGTACGCTGTTGCCGATGCGCTCTTTGCATTCATCCTTAGTACCTTTAAAAATAAAATCAGTAGGGAAGCCCTGTATAATACCTGCCTCTTGAATAGTTAGCAATCTAGGGGTCTGCCAATGCCAGTTTAAGTGTGATTTAATTTGTGTTGGGCTTGGTTTATTAGGGTCTAGTCTAACTGACTGATATGAACCTACATACCGGCAAGTCTCTCGGAGAGACTTGCCGGGTTTGCTTTTTTGCCATGCCTCTATAACTTGCTTCTCGTGTTTTTCTGGATTTCCTACGGCTAACTTGCCTATTGCTTCTTTAGCTGTTACTGGTATTACTTGCGGCTTTGGGTGGCTCGGATCAATCTTTAAATCTTCACGAACACCAATGATAATTACCCGTTCCCTTGACTGAGGGACATTAAAGTACATGGCATTTAATACTTCACCTTTTGCCTTATAGCCGCATTCCCGCAAAGTCTTAATAATAGCCAGGTAAGCCTGTTTCATACACCCCTTGACCATGCCGGTCACGTTCTCCATGACAAATACTTTCGGCTGAAGTTCCTTGACCAGTCGGGCATATTCCTTAAAAAGAGAATTGCGGGGGTCGTCCCATTTTCGTTTCCCTGCCGTGCTGAATCCCTGACATGGCGGTGAACCATCCAATATATCAAGTTCGCCCTTCTTTATCCCTGCCAACTTCATACACTCTGCGCCTGTCAGCTTTGCAATATCACCATGATAGACAGGTACGTCCGGGAAGTTAAGCCGGAAGGTTGCAACTGCATTATCATCCCATTCGACAGCTAAAAGTTCCTTGAATCCTGCCATCTGATAGCCGAGAGATGAACCTCCACAACCAGCAAATAGACTAATTACTGTCGACTTTACCACTTGAAGCCACACTTGGGGCATTCATTCTTGGTATTCTTCATGGCATCTTCATCAATATCTTTATTGTCTTCTGGTATATGGAACTGAGTCATTAAGTCTTCAATCTCAGATAGGTCAAAACCCGTGATGGTTATATCGAGTCCACCCGTGTCAAGTTCCTGCAACAGGTCTTTCAAGGCAGGCAAGTCCCACTCCGTCTCATCCTGTAGTTTGTTATCGGCTATCATGTAGGCTTCGGCCTTAGCGCCTTTTAACGGGAGCCGTATGATAGGGACTTCTTTCAGCCCTGCCTTCTGTGCAGCCTTGAGGCGGGCATGGCCGGCCAGTATAAAGCCGTCTGCTGATACTAGTATGGGGTTAGTCCAGCCAAACTCCTTGATTGATTTAGCGAGTTTATCAAGTGCCGAATCAGGATGGACACGCGGATTGCGAGGATGGGGCTTGAGCGATTTAATAGCAACCTGTTCTACCTGCATGGGTATCTTCACAGTCTTCAATTCACACTCACCCTAATACTTATCGCTACACGGACACGCGAGCATTCCAGAGAAGGTAACAGTATTACCAGGGAGAATAGTTTGGCTGGTTTCATCCCCTTACCTTCTTATCTAGCTCCGGGTAGAAAATGTGGTCTTCGGGCACACTCACCCATCCACACCCCCCACACCCACTTATTTATTAAAGATTCCCTTGCACTTCGGACATCGCAGATTCAGGTCGCCGTAAGTCTCCAGCTTCTTCCCGCACTTGGGACACTTCTTCATCCCACCCACTCCTCTATCTCATCCTTGAGCTTGAGCAACCCACCCTTTGTCCTTATCATCCCACCCTGTTCTATCACCGCCCAGAACGCCGACCAGTATTGACGGTGCTTCTGCGGCGTGCGCTTCGGGGATTGTGTCACCGTGGTCTCGGATTCAGGCTGCGGCGCTAACGGTAACACCTGGTAATAATCCGTTGAGTGAAATGTCAAACTCATCGGTTCCTCTGGCATGATTCTTCTCTCCTTTTTGATGATGTACCTATGCGCGAAATAAGAAAGGGGCTGGATAACCAGCCCCTTACCCCGGGGTGCGCCAATCGGCAAAGACTCTGTATCATTGGGGGCTTTATACCCCGTAAGTATTCGCCTTCACTGCACCATTGTACCAGTACAACCCGGCATTATTCGCCTCGACATAATCCGGAGGCGGCGACCTTAAAATCCATTGCGCCTTATTCGAGTATTCAACAATCTTATTTTTGGGGATTCCTATTTGCTTCAGGTATGCCCTAAACTCTCGTTCGTCCATCCGCACCCCCCTAAATAAATTAAGGGAATAAAAAATAGACGGCTTCTTTCCCGTCTATTTATACTCCCTCTGACTATATACTACCACACTTTGAGCATTATGTCAAGTACCCTCTTTTTAATCCGAAATCGAAGCTAAATAGTCACTCGCATACAGCCTTACAGCTTGACAGTACTCCGATACGGTCATGTGGGAAATGTGCAACTTGCGCCCTGTCTTGCGCAGGCTCATACCACCACGCCGGAGGATATACGCCTCGATCTGGATAGGCTCTAGCCCGCAGTGCCGGGTGACGTTCATGGCCTCTAGCATATTCAGGAATAGCGTCTTGAGTTCCCCGGTCTCGTAATCGGTCATGCGAAGCCAGTCCGGGGGATTACAGGCCATACTCACCAACCAGTCTATGTCCTGGGCTATCTCGGTCACGCTCTTGGTCTCCTGATACTCCAGGCTCGCTATTTCCATCCTGCCTCCCTTATGACGTTTCTATACCAGCTCCCCTTATTGCGCCTTGCTGTCACTGTTTAGACATTCAGCTTCGGTTGTAGGAATGAGCACGGATCGCCTTGAGCCAAATTCCTCAAAGGGTATTCCCATGTAATAATTATGCGACCAATAATCCATAAATCGTACGAGTTCCTTATGTGTCCAGTTAGGATGAATATAGGAGTTCTTTTTTGATGTATCTTTAGGCTGGTATCGCATGGGGAATTGCAGTAACCCCATTTTCCGTACTGTACGAAGACGATACAGTGCATCATCTGGTGTATCATTAAAGCCTATCAAGACATAAACCCTGACCAGGTTTTTAGGTATATGCTTAACTAGAATATCAATCCCGTTCATAAAAGGGCTTGCATAATGCACATTGTCCCAAGATAGGCGTAAGCATTTCAGATTGAGTTCGGCTAATCGTGAGGCGTGATAAGAAGTCAGAAGACGAACATCTAAGCCCTGATTGAAGTCAATGCCCTCTAGGGGTTTCAGTTTATCAATAACCCTATCGAAGTGTGCCCTTGAGCAAGCCAGTAGGTTGTTATCACAGACGATGGGGCGAGGCACGAAATCAGGGATTTCTTTAATGTCTCCCTCTATATCTGGCACAAGACAAAATGGGCATTTACGGATGCAACCTCGGCTTGTGAATGTAGCATTAGGATTATGGTGAGACAATGCATCTATATCGCCATTCACTTCGGCAACTTCCTCGAATAAAAGTGGGTTGTACTTAATCGCTGGCCCCCCAACCTTGACCTTCATCCCCATCTGTCTATACCAAGCCACCTTCCCGTAAGCCTGTTGGATTTGCCACGAGAACACCGCAGAAACAAAGGCTGTATCCCCTTCCACCCAGTCAACTAACCCATTCTGCCAGCCTTTATGATTCTCGATGATCTTCATTCCTTCTCCTTTCGCCTCTTGGATTCTAATTTGGTTCTATACCAGCCCCCCCCCTTCATAGGGGGAGTACACTTCCGGTTCCCACTATCGCCTTGATAATCTGATAAGCTACCTGTGGCACTATGGCGTTTCCGAGTGCTTTAAGTCTGTCCACCCTATTGGGAATCCCATCATCCACTCCACAAAAGCGGGTTGCAACTTCATACCAGTTCTCTGACCATCCTGGAATATTATTGCATTCGGCAAGGCATCCTCCTGATATTGACCTCTCTGAGATTGCCCCTTGTAGTCCCTGTTCTGTGGAGTTGGCAACATCCCTATCTGTTCGGCAAGGCAACCTGCTACCCAATGTCTCCCTACACTCGCTCTGTATGCTGTCCGCTTCTCGTATCTGTCCTCTCCCCCCTCGATGTTCACCGTTGAGGGCGTTAGCAACATTGCTAATTTTTTGTTGATTTTTGTCTGCCATTCCCCGTTGCTCTTGTTGTGGCAAGCGGGATTGTCCGAGGTTCCCAATACTGTGGGCAACAATCCAGACTCTATCCCTTCGGTGCGGGGCGTTGACGGCGCAAGCTGGAATAACCAAAGGGGGTGCAACCTCATACCCTGCTTCTTTAAGATTGTCAAGGATTCTTCCAATGATTGTGGGATAGATTGTAATTTGTTTGATTTTGTCGATTTTATCGTTGAATAGAGAGGTTTGGTTTTCCATTTCAGTCTTACTGTCTGGGAATACCATGCTGAGGATTCCAGCAACATTCTCAAGCAATACCCAATCGGGCTTGACAGCTTCAATAACTGCGAGAGTTTGAGGCCAGAGGTAACGACTGTCTGCCGAGCCTTTTCTTCGTCCTGCGGCCGAGAAGGGCTGGCAGGGGAATCCTGCGGTGAGGAGAAGTTTATCTGCTGTGTCAATCCTACCTGTGCTAGTCGCCCTGTCTCCTTGTCGTATGCCCTCTCGCCTATCTTGGCAGGTTCGCCCTCTTTGGTTTGCAATCGCTTCGCTGTAACTCCTGGCTCTTGACTTGAGGGCGTTCTCAACAATCCCCCTGATTTCTTCGACATTGTTCACATCCTCTACAATCGGCACATCAGGCCAGTGCTCTCTCAAAACCTTCTGGCAGAACTTATCAATTTCGCAGAAACAGATAGTTTCAATACCCAGCCAATCACAGGCAAGAGAGAAGCCACCGATGCCACTGAACAAGTCAAGGTGCTTCACTTCCCCTCCCTTATGACGTTTCTATACTTGACCCCTCTATGGCCTAAGTGTCACTGTTCAGTCTCAAGCCTTTCTACAATTCCCGGGTAGCTTCTTGCCACAATGCGGGCAGTAGCCTATGCGATACCCACTAATTACAGGCCAGATTATCTCATCGTTATTTAGATTATTTACCTCACCGTGGAACGCCTCAAACGGCGGCATATTGGCGTGGCAAAGGTGCGATACCTTGCGTATTACCAGTGCCACTCTTGTCTCCGCTTCTTTCGATTCTGCCTTCACTTTCTTCACTTCCCCTCCCTTATGACGTTTCCCTTACTAGCCCCGATACTTTTATTTGCCCATCTTCTTTGCACCAGCTAACCCTCTCCCAGTCCCAATCATTCGCCAAGACGAGTCCCACTATGTCAGCGCAATCCCTTACGTTCACAGCAGACTTGAAGCCCCAGCAATCTTCGCCAGGCCCTGGCATATCTCCGTTAGCTAAAACATTTTCTACTGGGTGTTCACAATGCGATTCGCCTTCAAAACAAGCCGAGCCCTCGCACCTGAGATACCTACAGAATCCGCATAAATCCCAGTCAATCTCCCCAGCTAAGACAATGTAAATTTTACGGTCTACCTTCTTCATTTCCCCTCCCTGTTATCCCTTCGCCCCTGAACAGTTAAGGCAATTTCCCGCTTAGCGGCTTTAGGCGGCAGATAGGGCAATCCTTCTCAAGCCCGCTATGACTCCATTCTTCTCCGTGACTGTCTACATAAATGTGCGGTGCAGGGTTGCAGATAGGGCAATCCACCTGTTTGCCCTCGTGCCTAATCCATGGGTAATCTGCCTCATAGCATTGACGGCCTTTAGTTTCTCTCTTATCACGAGAGTAATGATATGGCTCGCTTATCTTGTCGAACTGGGATTGGAGTCGCCA